CTCGGTCATCACCGATCCGCCGTACTGCAGCGGCGGGAGTTCGACAACCGCACGACGTCGACCGCCGGCCGAGAAGTACGTCCAGACCGGTACGAGGAAGTCCCGTCCTGGGTTCGACGGCGATCATCGCGACCAGCGATCGTTCACTTACTGGTGCACGATCTGGCTCGGCGAGTGCCTCCGCGTAGCTAAGCCGTCGGCAACCCTCTGCGTCTTCACCGACTGGCGCCAGCTCCCCGCCATGACCGACGCCGTGCAAGCAGCCGGATGGTTGTGGCAAGGGCTCGTCGTGTGGGAGAAGCCAGGAGCTCGGCCCCGCCTCGGCGGCTTCACCAACCAGGCCGAGTACGTCGTCTGGGCTACGAAGGGAAAGCTCGACACGACGCGCAACCGCGTCTGCCTTCCGGGCGTGCACCGCTTCACCGTGCGCCAGGACGACAAGTTCCACATGACCGGCAAGCCCACGCCGCTGATGCGCGAGCTCGTCAAGGCGTGCCCTCCAGCGGGTGTCGTCCTCGATCCGTTCGCCGGCTCCGGCACGACGGGCGTCGCGGCGCTTCTCGAAGGTCGAGGCTTCATCGGCGTCGAGCAGTCCGACGAGTACGCCGATATCGCCGAAGGCCGGCTCGCCGGCGTCGCGGCCTAAAGGCGGCTCCTGCCGCGAGGAGAAGGGATGTCCGGACCGCCGCCCAAGGACGCCGACGATCGCCTTCGTCGCAATGAACCAGTGAAGGCCGTCATCGAGGTTGTCGTCACGCCGGCAGTCGACGAGGGGATCGTGCCCGACGCGCCGTACGGCTTGCGCTCATACCTGATCGACGAGTGGCACAGCTTTTGGCTCACGCCGACGGCGCGACTGGTCGCGACCACCGACCTCCCCGCGCTCGAGCGCCTGTGGACGTTGCGCGAGAAGCAAGCCCAATACTTGGACGAGCTCGGCGCACTCTTCGCCGAAGGCTCGAAGGGCCAGATCAGCGCCAACCCCGCGCTCGCCGCCGCGATGTCCCTTGAGAAGGCGATCGCCTCGCTCGAGGATCGCTTTGCCCTCACACCCAAGGCGCGACAGAACGCCGGCATCCGCATGGGTGCGCTGATGGACGTTGCAAAGCGCCACGGCGCCGATGACCCGTTGAGCCAGGAGCCCACGCCGCGTGCCGATCCTCGCCTCGCCGACGCACAGCCCGTCGCGCCCGACGCACGGGCCGTGGGTAGCGGACTGGATGGAAGCGGAGCTCGTCCACGGTGAAGGCGACCTCGAGGGTCAACCGTTTCGGCTCGCGGGCCACATGCTGCGAGTGCTGTACCGATGGTTCGAGTACGACGTCGAGGCGGTCGTTGGCCAAGGCGCGTTCTACGCCCACAAAGAGGGACTGATCGGCTGGCCCAAGGGTCAGGCCAAGACGGAGTTCGAACAGGCCACCGGCCTCGAGCACATCCTCGGACCGAGCATCGTCACCGGCACCCCCGTCGTCCTCGTCGGCGCCGTCGACAGCGACCAGGCAAGCGAGCTCGTGCGACGCGCCGGGATGATGGTGAGGGGCCAGCCCGTCGCTGACCGGTTGGGCATCATCGGCGACACAAAGATCCAGCTGCGCGACAGCGCGGCGCGCATGGTGTCGACCACGGCCGCCCTCGGCAAGAACGACGGCAAGCTTCCGACGCTTCAGCTGAACGACGAGCTGCATGAGTGGGATGGGCCCGGCACCGCCGGCGGCGCGCGTCGTTACGGCATCCTCGAACGCGCGCTGAACAAGCGACCCCAGGCGCGCCAACTGAACGTCACCACCGCAGGCTGGTCTCTCGAGTCGCTGCTCGGCGGGTTGTACATCTACGGCAAGCAGGTCGCCGACAAAGAGGTCGCTGATCCCGCCTTCCTCATGGATTGGTGGGAGGCGTCAGCGCACTGGGACCTCGAGGACCAGGTGCAGTTGCTCTGCGCCATCCGCGAGGCGAACCCCGCCGCCGACGTCTTCTGGGACGCCGAGCAACTCGTCCGTGGCTACAACAAGCACAAGACCCGCGGGATTCTCCACGAGTACGTCCGCTACCACCTGAACCGCTGGTTCCAGGATCCCGAGCTGCTGTGGATGGACATGGCCGCGCACGCCGCGCGGGCCAAGCCCGGGCAGCTGCCGCCTCCCGGCACGGCCGTCGTCCTCGGCTTCGACGGGTCCCGTCACAAGGACTCGACAGCGATCGTCGGCGCAACTGTCGCGGTCCGGCCGCACGTGTTCGTCGTCGAGTGCTGGGAGCGTCCGCGCGACGCCGGCGACGACTGGGAAGTTCCAGAGGCGGCGGTCAGGGCCCGGCTCATGCAGGCCTGCGAGTACTGGAACGTCGTCGAGGTCGCGGCCGACGTCGCCCTTTGGCGCGAGACGCTGCAGAACCTCGAGATGCGCGGCCTGCCGCTGCTCGAGTTCCCACAGACGAGCAAGCGCATGGCGCCCGCGTGTGAGGCCTTCATCGAGTCGACGAATCGCGGCCTGCACACCCACGACGCGGACCCGCGCCTCACCCGCCACATCGGCAACGCCCATCGCTTCGAAACCACCGAAGGCGTGCGGATCGCGAAGGCGCACAAGAAGTCCGAGCGCCGAATCGACCTTGCCGTTGCCGCGGTTATGGCGCGCGATCGCGCGTCATTCCTCGCTCGTGAAGAGAAGGCGAAAGGGCCGGCCATTCACGCGTTCGCCGACGACGACCCCGAGCTGCTCGCCCTGATTGCCGAGCTGGAAGGCGAGTACGACAAATGACCAAGGCGATCGCCTTCATCGGTGTGTCCGCGCTCGAGCTGGCGGGCATTGCCCTGTTCCTCGACGGCTTCTGGCACCTGGCACCGTGGCTCGGCCGAGTTGTCGCCGGCGGCGTGCTGTTCGGTATCGGCCTCCTGGGCGGCCGGCTCGCGACTCGCAAGCCTTCCGATGGCGGCGAGGAGTGAGCAGCCTCTTCGGCGAGCTGCTCGGCCTGGAGCGCCGCGACCTGTCTGCGGTGCCGTGGGCCGATGGCCGCATTCCCTCACCGAGCTCGGTCGGAGCGACGACAGCGGGATCCCTCGTCAACGAGACCACCGCGATGCAAGTGATCGACGTCTACGCGTGCGTGAGCCTGATCGCCGACTCGATCTCGATGTTGCCCGTCAGCACATATCGCAAGCAGGACGACTACCGCCTGGAGCTCGCGCCCGGGCCGGCGATCGTGGAGCAACCGGATCCGGAGCTCGAGCGCAACGAGTTCTTCAACCGAGCGCTGGTCAGCCTCCTGCTGCGCGGCAACATCTACGCGCCGATCACCAGTCGCGACCGGTTCGGTTACTCGAGGGCGTGCACGCTGCTGCATCCCGACGACGTCCGGACGCAGCGAAACAAGAAGACCGGCCGCAAGGAGTTCAAGCTCCGCAACGGCGACGTCATCGCCGCCCAGGACATGATCCACGTGCCGTGGATCACGATGCCCGGCCAGCTCGACGGCATCAACGTCATCGAGGCGGCGCGTCGAGGCATCGGCCTGTCCATCGCCACCGAGAACTTCGGTGCGAACTGGTTTCGCGACGGAGCGGCGCCCTCGTCGGTCCTCGAGACTGAGCAGGAGCAGGACACGAAGCAGGCGAAGCTCGCCCTCGCGCAGTGGATCGCTTCGAACGGCGGCCGCCGTAAGCCTGCGGTGCTCAGCGGTGGCTTCAAGTGGAAAGCCATCACGATCACGCCGAACGAGAGCCAGTTCCTCGAGACGCGGCGCTACAACACCAGCCAGACGGCTCGGCTCTACCGCGTGCCGCCGCACATGATCGGCGACGTCGAGAAGTCGACGTCCTGGGGCAGCGGCCTAGAGGAGCAGGGCATCGGCTACGTCGTCTTCACGCTGGGCTCGCATCTGAGCCGCCTCGAGACGGCGTGGAGCCGCCAGCTGCCCCGCTCGCAGTACATGCGCTTCAACGTCGGAGCGCTGCTGCGTGGCAACACCAAGGACCGCTACCTGTCGTACGCGGTCGCACGGCAGTGGGGCTGGTTGTCGGTGAACGACATCCGCCGCCTCGAGGACCTTCCGCCCGTCGTCGACGGTGACGTCTACCTGCAGCCGCTCAACATGATCGACGCCGGCGAAGCCCTCAAGGCCCTCGCTGACGCGTCCGGCGCCAAGCGCATGGCCGACATGGCCGACCGCCTGGAGCGCCTCCTTCCCGCCGCCTGAGCGATCAGTCGCGGCCCGAGCTCCAGGAGCCCGATGAAGCCCACCCGCCCCGCCTCCGGCGACCGTGAGGTCCGCCGTTGGGCGATCAACGACATCGAGCTCCGCAGCCAGGGCGACGGTGGCCCTCTCGTTCTCACCGGCTACGCGTCGGTGTTCGACAAGGGCTACGAGATGTACGGCGGGCCCGAGAAGGGCGGCTGGACCGAGTACGTCGACCAAGGCGCGTTCGACACCACATTGCGCAACAAGCCCGACGTGCAGCTCCTCGTCAACCACGAGGGGATGCCCCTCGCGCGGACGAAGTCCGGCACGCTGCAGCTGTCCACCGACAAGGTCGGGCTCAAGGTCTACGCAGAGCTCAACCCCGACGATCCCGACGTCGGCGCCCTCGCTCCCAAGATGCAGCGCGGAGACATGGACGAGATGTCCTTCGCCTTCCGCACGGTGCGCCAGGAGTGGAACGAGGAGTACACCGAGCGCCGGCTCCTCGAGCTCAATCTCCAAAAGGGCGACGTCTCCGTCGTCAACTACGGAGCCAACCCGGCGACGTCGTCGAGCATCCGCTCGATCGACGTCCTCGGCCACCTCGCGGCCCTCGACGTCGACGAGCTCGTCGCCGAGCTCCGCGCCGACGGCGGAGCCAACCCGGCCGACATGCTCGCCCGAGCGAGCGCTGTGATCGAGCAGCTCGGCGCCGCGATGGCAGCCGCCGGATGGGCAGCCGCCGCCGGCGAGCTCGCACTCGACAGCTGGCGCTCCGAGCTCGACGCGCAAAAGGCCGCCGCCGGCATCTGAGCCGTCCGCCAGCCCTTTCGAAAATTTCGCAACAACGAAGTCACGCCGGAGCGCCGCGCCGGAGCCCATCGCCATGGGCCACCACCGGTCGCCACCACCTGACAGCACCCCATCCCCCTTGTCCGACCGGCCGCCCGCGAGGCGGCCGCTCCGCGTGAAACGAGAAACGATTCCAATGGATCTCCTGAAGCAGCTGCGCGAGCAGCGCTCGGCCCTCGAGGCCGAGATCAAGGCCCTGTTCGACACCGCCGAGACCGAGGCCCGCAGCCTCGCGACCGAAGAGCTCGCCACCGTCGCTGAGAAGCGCAAGGCGATCAAGGAGGTCGACGAGCGCATCATCGAGTTCGCCGAAGAGGAGATGCGCGCCCGTGAGGCCGCAGAGGCCGCCGGCCGGATCCTCCACGACGGCACGGTGCACGTCCGGCGCGAGCCGATGACCTACGAGCGCCACAACCGCTCGCAGTCGTACTTCCGCGACCTGGGCCTCGCCCACGTGGGCGGCGACGAGGAGGCGCGCCAGCGTCTGCGCTCCCACCGCACCGAGATGGACGTCGAGCTGCCCAAGCTCGAGGCCCGTCGCGAAGCGGCCATGCAGCGCGCCCTCGACGACCTCTCGATCGGCGAGCGCCGGGGCGGCGTCGAGCGTCGTGACATCACCCGGACCGATGGCGCCGGCGGCGAGTTCGTCCCGCCCCTGTGGCTCATCGAGGAGTTCGGCGAGTTCGCCCGGGCCGGTCGCGCCTTCGCTGATCGGTGCCGCCAGATCCCGCTGCCCGCGGGCACCGACTCCATCAACGTGCCCCGCATCACGACCGGCACCGCGGTGGCCGCGCAGACGGCCGACAACGCCGCTGTGCAGGAGACGGACCTCGTGACGTCGTCGGCCAACGGGCCCGTTCGCACGGTCGCTGGCCAGCAGGACATCGCGCTGCAGCTGCTCGAGCAGTCGCCGATCGTGTTCGACGAGCTGATCTTCTCGGACCTGACGGCGGACTACAACGCCAAGCTCGACCTGCAGACCATCAACGGGTCCGGCGCCGCGGGCCAGCACACCGGGGCGCTCGTCCTCGCTGGCACCAACGCGGTGACCTACACCGACGCGAGCCCCACCGTGTCCGAGCTCTTCCCGAAGGGCGCGGACGGTGTGCAGCAGGTGGCCACCAACCGCAAGCTCCCGCCGAACTGCGTGGTCATGCACCCGCGGCGCTGGTTCTGGATGACGGCCGCGCTCGATGCGAACGGTCGCCCGCTGGTCGTGCCCACCGTCAACGGTGCCTACATGGCCCAGGGCGTCGCTCTCGACGTCCTCGCCGAGGGCCCCGTCGGCTTCTGGCACGGCCTGCCCGTCTATCTCGACGCCAACATGCCCATCACCCTGGGCGTCGGCGCTGAGGACGCGATCCTGATCGTCCGCGGCCCCGACCTGCTGCTGTTCGAAGGCGGGATCAAGACGCGGGCGTTGCCCGAGGTGCTGTCCGGCAACCTCACGGTGCGCCTGCAGGTCTACGCGTACAGCGCGTTCATCCCCGGTCGCCAGCCGACGGCGATCTCGAAGATCAACGGGACCGGCCTCACCACGCCGACCTTCTAAGT